CTCTACGGGGCTCCTGCGAAGCCTCACGCGATATGTCTTTGGTTACTACATGGGGTAAATAGTACTAATAAGCCGATTCTACAGCTAAACCAGATTGACACTGTTTTGGCGGCCTAAAACTCGACTGTAGAATTTAGTGCCTTGATGTCGTTGTTGATTTTGTTAAATAAATAGGTCTGAGTAGCCTACATAATATAACATCTGGCGACTTGAAAAATGCCTTACAAACTGCCTCTCATGCCTATTTACCATAAAACTTCCTATTTATCCTGTATAGTTCCTAAATGCTCTAGCATAAAGCGTGCCAATTTTGGCCAGGTGCAAAAAAGCCCGGGTCATGCCCGGGCTCTGAGGTTTGGTGGGGTCTTCCCCAGCTTTAGTCTTCGTAGTACTTGTACTCGTCCTGCCAAATTTCGGCGTCGTCGTCTTCAACCTCCTCGTCCCAGGGCAATGCCCTGCATATTACGTCGACGTTCCGGGTCTCCGCTGTGCCAAAATAGGCCGTCGTACCGCGTAACCCGGCAAGCTCGTCCGCGGGCAGATTGTTGATAACGCTTTTCATACTGGGTGTCCAAAGAATAGATTTCATGGCGTGTTCTCCGGTTGTGGGCGCCCCATCCTTGGGGCTATTCATGTCAATAGACGTTACGCAGTGCTGATTCGGGTAGACTTAGCCCGCCTGGCGCGGTCTGTGAGAAATCTTTAGGATTTACTTCCTTAAGGTCATACCATCTTTCGAAGTCTGGTCCGACCCGGGTGTTAAGAATTACGAAGTAGCCCGCGTTCACGCCGCGAACGATTTGATTTAGGCTGAAGTTCGCGGTGTTACGCAGTGCGGCTTCCCTTTGGGCTTCGAGTGCGATGCATGCCGCAATGCGTGCCTCAGTCTCACGGACTTCGGCTTGGTAGCAGGCTTCGCGACGTGCTGCGGCTTCGCGGCGGTCACGGGCTTGGAGCTGAGCTTGACGTGCTTCGGCTTGTGCGAGTAGGTTTGCGGCGTGCTGGGTGCTGGCGTTCATCGTGTCTCTCCGGTCGGTGTTGTTAGGGTACGGTTGTAATGATAGTGGAGATATCGAGTGGTGTAAAGATAATTTTAGTGAAGTTAGCAAACTCATTACTATCATTACTATTTGCTGGGCGTCCGTGCCCTTGGTTGATCAATGCCCGAAACCCCGTTCAGCTTTTAATCTCGGTAGCGAGGGTCTTGAGGAAGTCTTTTAGCTCTGCGCGGAATTGCTCGTCCCAATCTTCCTCAAGAGATTCGTCAGCGTCTACTTCATCAACGATGTCTTGGTAGCCCTTTGAACCGCGCCGAACCCCAGCGGCTTTAGCCCTTTCGGCGATGATAGAGTCTGAGTATTCTCCGAACGAAACCCGTGTGCCTAGCGAAACTAGGTCCAGTTCGTAGGTCAGTTCTACCATTTCGCGGCTAGCTAAAAACAGAGCAATTGCGGTTTTCATTTTTGCCTCTTTCAGAATGGTACTCATGTCGGCGCCCTTCGCATTAGTGATGAACTCAAACCTCGGTAGTGGGCGTCCGTGCCCTTGGTTACTCTCCGATCAGTGACCGAAAGTACGTTCAGCTTCTACTTTAACCCTGTAACCAATTTCTACTTGTTCCAGGTCCCAAGAGTACCGCTCTGGGATCATGAGACCTTGGACTGAGAAAACGTCTCCGCCAACTTTGGCAGCGTATTTGTTCGCCCATGCGCGACTCTTCCAGGCGAATAACTCGTTGGAAAAAATGTCTAAGCGAGAGCAGCAGCGCAGCTTGCCTTTGCTATTCGGGCGCATGACCACAAAGAACTTAGAGGCGGACTTGGCGGTTTTCATTTTTGAATCTCCGGTCGGTGTTGTTAGGGTACGGTTGTAATGATAGTGGAGATATCGAGTGGTGTAAAGATAATTTTAGTGAAGTTAGCAAACTCATTACTACCATTACTGTGTATTGGTAGCGTAGTAGTTTGCTTGACGTTATGCAATGATTGTGCTAGGGTCTATACAACACTAATACGGGGTTTAGGTATAATGGGCGCTTCTACCCGGACTTTGGTCGCTCACCGTGAATCTAGGCGTCAAGAGCTGACCGACGAATTGCTGCCGCATGAACTTCTGCTGAGGGTTGCGCAGGGCTACGGTATTGCGCACCAAAAGCTCGTTGTCGAGTACGACGAGGATACTGGATTGATGGTTGAGCGCGTGGCGGTCGAGACCGTGTACCCGAGCTTTAAGGTGCGGCTGGATGCTGCGAAGCAGGCCGCGCCGTACTACGCTCCCCGACTGGCGACCCAGACAGTGCACGTGAGCAATGCTGATGAGCTGAAGGAGGCGCTCGCCGAATTTGCACGGATGCTGCCGGTCTGAGGCGGTCAAGCAATGCGTGGCGGTATTACCAAACCTATGAGCTTTGGGCGTTGGTTCCCGCTGATACCGCACCCTGTTCAACTGGCCCTAATCGCTGATGACGTTAGGTTTAAGCTTGTGCCTGCTGGGCGCCGATCGGGTAAGACAGAGCGGGCTAAGCGGTTTGTGGTGCGTGAGGCTATGAAGACTCCTGGCCATTATTTTGTAGCCGCTCCTACTCGGGACCAGGTAAAGCGGATCTATTGGCAGGATCTTAAGTTGCTGTCCCTAGTTCCTGTTTTCAAAATAGAGCCTGCTGAGGCGGATTTAATCATCTATTACCCGAACGGTAGTACTTTATCGCTCATTGGGCTTGATCAGCCGCAGCGCATGGAAGGTCCGCACTGGGCTGGCGGGATCATAGACGAGATCGCGGACGTCCGCAGTTCGGCTTGGGCTGAAAATATTGGTCCGGCCCTCGATACGGTCGACCCTCGCAGACCCGGCTATCGGGCGTGGTGTTGGCTGATTGGGGTTCCTGATGGACTTAACCACTACTACGATATGGTAGAGTACGCCAGAACTTCTGGGGATAGGGACTGGCGCGTCTATACTTGGAAATCTTCGGAGATCTTACCGGTTGAGGTTATCGAAGCTGCGAAGCGGAGGATGTCCCCTAGGCATTACCGGCAGGAGTATGAGGCCAGCTTCGAGACTGCATCAGGCCGTATTTACGATGATTACAGTGACGAGAATACTACTGCAGAAACTATTGAACCTGGGGAGTCCCTGAAGTGGTGCCATGACTTTAACTTTACCCCAATGAGTTCGGTAATCTGTGTAGTGCGCGGGAGGGCGGTGTACGCGCTGGACGAAATAGTACTTCAGTCGGCGACTAGCCGTCAGGCGGCGCTGGAATTTGTGGAGCGGTTTAAGTATCATGGCAATAAGGCGGTGATGCTCTACGGTGATCCGGCAGGCAAAGCGGGCGAGAAGCACGGGCACGCTTCCGACTATACTGAAATGGAGCAAGTGTTGCGAGCGCACGGCTGGCACGTTCAGCGGCGCGTTAAGGCCGCCGCCCCAGCTATTCGGGATCGACAGAACGCGGTCAGGGCGTTGGCGCTCGCTGCGACGGGTGACCGTCGGCTGTTCGTCAACCCGGCTACCGCGCCGTATATGCACAAGGGGTTGATGACTGTGCAAGTTAAGCCGGGATCGACCTTCCAAGAGCAGGATAGCGAGTACCAGCATATTACAACTGCACTCGGGTACTATATCGAGTACGAGTGGCCTATCCGTCGTGACCCACCTGTGCGCTCGGTATCTCCGGTCCCAGTTCGCAGCTACTACCAATGAGATTGCCACGATGCAACAGCTCCAGGATATCCATACCGACGCCCTGATCCGGTTTGACGAGATTCAAACTGCACTGCGGGACGAGCGGTTGCAGTGTCTCAAGGATCGCCGATTTTATTCTATTTCCGGAGCTCAGTGGGAAGGGCCGCTCGGTGATCAATTCGAGAATAAACCGCGGTTTGAGGTTAACAAGATTCATTTAGCCGTAATTAGAATAATTAACGAGTATCGCAATAATCGAATAACGGTTAGCTTCTCCAGTAAGGACGGCTCTGGGAGTGATAAACTGGCTGAGACATGCGCGTCTCTATACCGAGCGGACGAACAGGATAGTGCGGCGGATGAGGCATACGACAACGGTTTTGAAGAGGCAGTGGGCGGAGGTTTTGGCGCGTGGCGGTTGCGTGCGGTCTACGAGGATGACGAGGATGATGAGGATGAGCGGCAGCGGATTCGCATTGAACCAATATACGATGCTGATTCGAGTGTGTTTTTTGACCTGAACGCCAAGCGGCAGGACAAAGCGGATGCTCGATATGCCTACGTCATTACTGCCATGACGAGGGAGGCCTACCGGGACGAATACCAGGACGATCCCGCTTCGTGGCCAAAACTGATTCACCAGTACGAGTTCGATTGGTTGACTCCCGACGTGGTTTACGTGGCTGAGTACTACCGGGTAGTTCAACAGACCGAGGTGGTGCACGTTTACCGCGGGCTGGACGGCGCCGAGCCGGCGCTCCGCCGCCACCACGAGGGCGCGGGCGTAGGGGTGGTGGCTCGCCGCGCCGAGCG